CTCTCGCTGATGTGTTCACGTTATGGTCCGTTACTCACACCAAGTGGCTTGCCAATGTCCTTAAATATCGTGGGCAATGAGAGCCTCTATGGTCTCGCCCCCGATAACCTGTGCCCGGGGTGGGTGCTTTGAGTGTTGCTTCCCTTTCTTGTCAACGTAGGTGTACTGGTCAAGCCAGCCCACCGCTCCAGATGCAACACGCCCATACGCGTCCATGAGATCTTCAAGCCCGATCCCATAAACATCCCGCAGGTAATCGCTGAACGAATCCGGATCCAACACATCCGAATTCTTCACTTTCTCCACGATATTTTCAACACCGCCCATTTCGTTCATCTTTGTCAACCTGACGTCGAAGTGGGGTTTCCCGCTCATTTGCTGAGCCGTCTCCAGAAGCAAGTCCTTCACGCCGGGCACGAACCGGTGCTCATACGCAGCAGAGTAATACTTCCCTGCCATGTAATCCCTATCGCCAACCTGAGTGTTGCGATTAGCTCTCAGGTTGAGCTTGGCCAGCACGCGCCCGAATTGGGGAACGGGACGAGTTCTCACTTTGTCGCTCACATAGCGTTTCCTATAGAAAGTACCATGATGCCGCGACGCAGGGACAAGGACCTTAGCTTGCATGCCTGCCTGGGGCACAACAACGCCGATCGCCTTTTCCATAGCCTTGACCTCCGCCTCGGGTAAGAGCCCCAAGAAATCGTCCCCGCCGTGTATGTGCGTGCTTTTTTCAACCCCCGCTAGCAATGCCGCAGCTAGCAGGAGCGCACTTCCAACATAAGAGTTTCCAGTGGTAGTGGTGGTCTCTCCCGACCACCGCTGCCCATTGACAGTGGCCTCGATACCATATCGAGTCCACACACGAACACTCGTGTTTCTGGCGAACTCACGCACAAACCACGCCGGAGCCCCATGCTTTGCATAGAACATCGCCTCACGACGGCGGAATTCCACACTCTGTGACCCATCGTTATTGGCAAAGTCGCTTTCCAACATCACGCCCGGGGCTGCATGAATCACGTCTCCCAGCTCCTCCCCGGACTTGCCGCACGCGAATACGACAACGTTTCCGGTGTTGAGGGGGTTTTGGTGGCTGAGAGAAATTTTCATGCGACGTTGTAGCTCCATGACAACGCAGCCAGTCAGGAAATTGTACATGTCTGTACCCTGATAGACTATACGTGGCTGAGCCCCGTGGTCCTTGAGAAGCACCTCTTGCTTCGCGAACACATGCTTCGTGTCTCCCTGGTAACTCCACTCGGCCGATTGGGAGGCGGCCAACAAGCGCTCTGCCTTGGCTGGTGAACAAGTCAACAAATACTTGTTCACTAGGTCAGAATCAACACGAATGATCTCGTGCTGAGGCACCTTGGACATGAGAAGAGCGTGTCCTTTGTCGAAGTGCTCCATCGACACAGCCGTCGGAGCATGATCGCACCTCTTCTTCATTGCGTGTGCAGTTGCGCCCGCCGTGTTTGACGGTACAGTTACAGGGACTCCCTCCAGTATCGGCCCTTTGACAACTCCCAACGAGATGGGGGAGTCGTCCTTGACGCGGCAGATATTGGCAGTCGCCCGGATGTTCGCGAAGGCGATTTCAGAATCATATTGAGTGTGAGCGTTACACTCCACCCCGTCCGGTTTAACGGACGAACGTTTCTTATGAGCATGAGTCACTCTGTTTTTGAACTCATGCGCCTTCTTGGTATCAATAACGATGGGGTCCATTGCCCCAAATTGAATGTTTGTTTTCATTTGGATGTTGTTTCAGTTGTTT